GTTTCCCAGTCACGATCCAAAACGCTTACGAAGACGCTTCATAAAACGCTGAAACTCACCAATATTCACAGAATACCGAGAATGAGAAGGAATGCCACGACCGCGCCAGTCCTCCAAAGACTCATTACCATAAGTGAGAGTGATAAAACAATTATCATCATAAAGGCTGGCCTCATGAACACACCTCATAGCCCATTGACGCGAACGCTCCAAACGACAACCAATGCACTGGCCACAAGGAACGTCAATAAATTCAAGTGGATGACCAGCAAGACGCCGATTAAAAACCACAGGACGCTTGCCATTACCATTAACAGGGCCACGATAGCCCTTCAAAGGACCATAACAAGGCATCAATCACCTTCCAAAACAGTAACGCGACTACGACGCGAAACCTCTGACCACCGGCTCCACAACACCGAAAGACGACGCTCGCGCTCAGCCTTCTTATGTGCAGCACGAGGCCGCTGCTTAGAAATGCGCTCATACTCATTCTTAATCAAGCGCAACTCCATTTCAATACCGATATCAGTAAGATGAGGATAAGACATAACAACCTCGCTTTCCGTGTCTCCTGACACAACCGGGCGACTACCTGTCGCCCAAACCAAAAGGCTCAGCAAGAACCTACAAACGATAACCACCGCGCCTTACGGCCGGCCGCAAGTTCTTACGGTGTACACGCGCGCCCGTCTTACTAAACAGACGCTTAGACTTCCGCTTACTCATAGACTTACGCTTAGCCATATCACTCACTCCTCACATACTCCGAGCAAATCCGCTCACCAATATTAGTCAACGGATCAGCACACAAAAGGCGGATATCATCCTTGACATCGCCAACATCGAGACCAGCGCAGCCACTAACGATCAGCGCAATCCCGAATACAAAGCCGGCAAAAAACAACGGAACCGGCCACCAACTACGAACAAAACGCTTGACATACATAACCATACCTCCTAAGATGAACAAATCAGCAATAACGCTGACAACACAACAAGGAGCAATCAAGTGCCTAGCAACAAGAAAACCATCGTAGACGCCGAGATCCCATACGTCAAAACGCACTTCGAGGCATCCCTGAAACAGCTCGAACGAGCAATGCACACAAACGCTGCAAAGTTCGGACCAACACACCCGGTCGCGAAAGGATACCAAGAGGAATACAACAAGCTAGCAACCATCGTAGCAACCCTCACCGAAGCATAAACAAAAGAGGGCGGCTCCAGCTGGTGGGGCCGCCCTCACTCTAACACCCCCTAGTCGACCTGTCGACGGCCAAGAGAGGGGGTGTCAACCAGGCCAGTTACATCAAGTGCCCTGGCCTGGATCCGGCTCGCTCGCCTTCGGCTCGCTCGCCGCCGGATCCGCCTTCGGCGGATCCGGCGGAACAACGGGAGGCAACAAACCAACTTCCCGCATAGCTGCATCATCCGCAGTATCAACAAACTTCAAGAAATCACCCGGGTCGTTACCAAAACGCTTCCGCAACTTCGCAGGCAATTCCTCGAACATCTGCTGCGCTTTAACAACAGAACTCATCGCCTCATGATAATCGGCGGGCATACTAACAAAATCATCATAAACACCGCCATGCTCTTTAACATGCTCCGCAAGTCCAGTATCCTCAAAACGCTTGAGAATATTGTTAACATCGCACTGATCCTTAAAAGACTGCTGAGTACGAGACTCACCAACACAATCAAAGCGAACAGGCGTACGCTCATCATAAGCCTTACGAATAACAACACTCATCGTCCACCTCCAATACCAAGCATGATACGAAGACGGTTCAACGCACCAGCAAGATCACCGGCGCGCCCGCCTTCACGCATAATACGCATTAACTCCTGCGCACTCCAAGCGTCAGGCTCGCGAGACATATTAGAAAGAACATTACCGCGAGCAATAACATCATTAAGCTGATGCTGAGAAGTAGCGACAGTACGCTGCTCATCAGCCAAACGCTCATTAGCACTCTTCATAGCGGTGTCGGCCCGAATATTATCAATCTCAGCCTTCACACGCCGAAGAGCAACAGCAGACGAGACGCCCGTAGCAGCCGCACTAGCAATATTACTGCTAGCACCACCAATACCAGTCGGCCCAGGAGGACTCTGGCGATACGCAAGAATTGGATTAAGACCTGCTTTCGCCATATCCTCCATCTGCCATTGATAACGATGCTTATACATACGCTCAGTATGAGCAGCCTGACGACTCTGACCCTTCAAACTAGTATCACGGTCAATCAAACCGCCAGCGAGACTACCAACAGCACCAAGAATGCTGCCAATAAGACTACACTGCGTACGAGGCTGGAAATCACGCTCCAGTAGCTGAAAATCATGCATTAGAAATGATCAATCAAACCCGGCACGCCATACACAGGCATCGGCCGAACCGCTTTATAAGAAAAATACGCGTCAAAAAGAAAATGCGGCTCGCTAGGCACAGCAATAACACGATCAATAGGAGGATTGTCCTCAATAAAAGACGCGTTAAGAACAGGACGAAAACCAAAGTCCTGTGAAAGATGCCAAGTATCAAGTGGAGCAGCCGCATTCGACCGCATTGCACCAGTGACAAGCGAAGGCTTGTAACGATACTCAGCAAAACGCTCCTGATAACCAAAAACATCCTCGTCACCAGCGCTACCGTCAGCATAGATTTCCTTCGAAAGCACAGCTTGCTCACCAATACGAGCAAGAGCAGGCCAATAGAAATCCCAACGCGTCTGACGAGACCACATACGGTTCAAACCCTGCTGATATGTCAAATCAGCACGAACCGAAACAAGACCAATAATAACACCATGCTCCGTAAACGACTTGGTAAAACCATGCCCATCTACCGCAACAGTACCCAACGCCGCCAGATTGCCCTGCGGCGTAGTAGCATCAGTAGACGAAGTCTGCGCAACGGGATTAACATTAACCGGCGAAGAACCACCGCCAAGATACTCCGGCCGTTGCAAACGAGCATCAGGAGAAATAACACCGAAATGCGAACGAACGATCTCAGTATATCGAGTACCACCACGAGCGTCACGCTCATACAACTTCTGAATTTGAAACGCCTGCCGCAACTCATTAATAGTAGCAGCCGTCACAGCAGACAAATCAGCCCGAACATTCATATAACCACTATTATTCGGGTCTTCTTCAGCATAAACACTCAAAGGACTAGAAGTGCCCGCAATGTTCTTATAATTAGCATAACTGGTGGTCGCACTACCACCAGTTTCATAAACATTAACCGGGCCGGCCGCAAAAACCTGGTCAGGAGCACCAAGACCAACCACCGGCGCATCACCAGTTAAAGGAAGGGGAACAGCATCACCCTTTTGAGGCCACGGCAATGACGATGTAAAATAGTCATGCCGCTTACCACGACGAAGCAAAACATAGTCCGACTCATCATCAGGACCATTATCCAAATCAACAACAACACTATCTTGTAAATTCTCATCACGGAACCATTCATTCCAAATAAGATTGTAGGCACGATGATGCAAAGAATTTACTTCAAGACCAGCAACTTGAGTAGGAATACCATAATAATCCGATAGCGAACCTTCAGCAAAACCAGCTACCGTCGTCATGGTAGGAATAAGAAAATCGACACTATCAGTAGGATTATCCTGCGCACCATTAAAACGCTCCCAATTATCCCATAGAAGACGATTAGGAACAAAAAAGAAAAAACTATCCAAAAACACATTATCCATAAAAGGGTGGATAGGAGTCGCCAAACGACCAAAACCATGCATACGCACACTCAAAGTATCACCCGGGATCACCTCATCAACAAGGACCGGAATGAGATACCCAGCATCAAAAGTAGTCTTATAACCACAACTCCGATCAAACGAAGAACGCGGAATATCCGCGTGCGGAACACGAGCAAAACTATGCTTCATAACACTACGACGAGCCATCAGAGACCTCCCTCAACAAGAGAAGCGGCGTCAACCACATGACGCCGGACATCAAGACCAGAAATAACACCATTATAGTCATCGAAAGTACCGAGACAATACAGTGCGAAATCCTGAGGATGCGCCGCTAGCATACTATCAGGCTGGCGCAAAGCAGCAACAAACATCCGACAAGCAACAGCATCATTGACCGCCGGAAAGGGACGCTCATAACTCTCAGACTTAAAGTCATGAACAGCATACAAATTTACAACCATCAACAACTCTCCATCGTACGCGGCAACTGCGAAAGCCGCGAATACTGAACAACCTCACGGTCACGCAAACGCCGACTAGACTGATCGGCAGAATGCGAAGAAGCAGCCTCACGACGCTTCTCTTTAATACGCATCATATCATCGGGCATCTCCACTTCATAAAGACCATCATAATACTTCGGTGGACGCATCCACGTCCCACGAAGCCAAACAGCATCATGGGGATAAGCATCACCACGATACTTCTCATACCAACCCTTACCAATACCCTTTGACATACGAGCAAAAGGCGGGGTAAGAGAGTAACACTCACCAGTCACCTCATCAAGAAACTCATAACAAGTAGCACCAGGACCAGTCATCTTCTTCAAAATATAACGAGCGCAATACGCGGCGCTCTCAAACGTAGCGGTACCAACAGAAGAATAGCCAAACCGCCAACACTTTTCCAACAACGCAGACCGATACAAAATCTGATCATTAGACTTCTTCCACGCAACTTTATCCTTAAAATCGTGATTAAACAAAATCGCATGATAATGGGGCCGACCAAACTTCGCACCATACTCACCACAGTAGAAAACACGAACATCACTCCCAACACGCTTACGAAGACGCTTCATAAAACGCTGAAACTCACCAATATTCACAGAATACCGAGAATGAGAAGGAATGCCACGACCGCGCCAGTCCTCCAAAGACTCATTACCATAAGTGAGAGTGATAA